GAGTGGACAGAGGAAAACGACAACATCACCACCGTGTGCCCACACTACGATATGGCCGGGCCGTGCCTGCTGAACCACCCGCTTCTCCGAGACAAGCCTATGGCTGGGTGCCATTACGAGCAGCTCTGCTTCTGTGCTCTGCATGAAACTGATAGACCCTGGAATTATGAGCAGAGCGCCCAGAAGGTCAAGGACGATCAGAAAGCCGTCGAGGATCGGCTCTGGGAGGAATTCCGAACAGCCAAGAAAGGCCGGGTGTGCCGCTATCAATCAAGATTTAATCGCAAAACCCGGGAATGGTCCTCGTATTACGATCCGATGTTCTGTCATTATGGATGCCGGCACTGTTCGGTGCTCGGGAAGGATCTTTCGGAGGTCCGCGGCAATGTGTTCTATGACGTAAAGATTACATGGACGCAAAAGGGCATCGGCTTCCTGCCCGACACGCAGAAAACGGACATCACGAAGGGCGTGAAGTTTTTGGACAAGCCCTGCTCCTTGACGATTGCCGAGGCCATTGCCAAGGTTTGCAAGCGTGACATCCAACGCCGCGAGGAGACGAAGCGGAGCCTGGACCTTTACCTTGGTCGCATCGACAAGATCGAAGTTCTGAACATCCGGGCTGAGCGCAGAGAAAGCCGCGACCTGCTTCAGGATCTGAAGGACATCGAGGAAGGCGCTACGATCCACCATGCCTCGGATGACGCCAAGGCGGCCAAAGCAAAAAAGAGCGAAAATCGGAAGAAATCCGCTCAGGCCAAAATCGCTCGTCTGGAAAAAGCGGTCCTGGAGGGTGGCTTCCAGGACCAGCCAGACCACATAAAGCGCCGCATGATGAAATTTTTAGGTGAGGATCGCATTTCAGAGCTGGAAGAACAGCGCGAAGAAGCAAATGCCTCCAACACTGAGCAGCTATCACTTTTCTGAAAGGAGCCAATATGGGAAGATTGACATATCTGAAAGAAGGGCGTCCCTGCGTCCTGGTCAACGGAGCCGAGATCACCGGCCCCGTGGCCGAGCGCCTGCACGCCTATGAAGAAACGGGCTACGAGCCCGGCGAGGTCCACGATCTGGCTGACCGGATCGGAAAGTTCCATCTGGATCGCGGCCGGCAGAACCTGGAGGCGGCCCACGACGCACTCCAAAAGGTGGCCGAGGCGTCGGAGCTGGCGGCGGCCTGCCTCGAAGGCCGGGTGGTGATCCTGCCGACGCCTGTGGGCGGCGTCATGTACGCGCCCTGGACTGATCCCGAGGAGGGTGTGGAAGGTATCGACGAGCTTCCGGTCAACGCTATCAAGATCTGGACCGGCGAACAGGATTACGACCTGGAGGACGTTGGCCGCTACATCTTCACCACCCGCGAGGCCGCCGAGGCCTCGCTGAAAGGTGGGACCGCCGATGCGTGAGATCTTATTCCGAGGAAAGCAGAAAGACGGAAAATGGATTTTCGGCAGCTTGATCCATCGGGGCGACTACTGCTGCATTCTGCCTCCGGATGGCGTCCTCCATGACAGCGAGGAGCCGTACATGGATCCTGAGCTCGGGACGTTCGACGGCAAGGCCATCCCGGTTGACCCTGAGACGGTCGGTCAGTACACCGGGATCAACGACTGCCACAAGGCGAAGATCTTCGAGGGCGACATAGTACGATGGACATGGGAAAAGCATCGGATCATCGGACATCAATCTTGCTTTTATGACGGTCACTACTTCGGCGCACTTCTTGTGGTTAGGTGGCTTCCGGCTGGATATATGCTTTGCCCAACAAACGACAAGGACCTTGATCTTCCAAGTGCAGGCGGCAAAGTAGATAATTATTCCTTCTGGAATTATCAAGGTGGGCTTGAAATCGGAGGCAACATCCACGACAACCCGGAGCTTTTGAAGGGAGGCGCCGCCGATGCGTGACACGATCAACTATCCGCATGTCTGCGCTGACTGCGGAAAGAAGTTCCTCGGCTGCAAGACGGCCACCTTCTGTTACGACTGCCGGAGACGCCGGTGCGGCGAGAGCGCCAAGCGGCGCCGCCTCTGCGACATCGGGGCGAAAGCGAGGTGGGGCAAATGAGCGAAACTGTGAACCTTAAGGAAAACCCATGCGGCAATCGAAAGGATGTATTCTGCCAGAACAAATACTGCCCGTGGTTTTCAATGTGTAAGCCATTCGGGCCTGAGAGTACAGGCATTCGCATCTGCGAGGGCACAGGATCTCCAGGTCCAGCATTCCCACCCGAAGAAAGCAGGACAGCCGATATTCCGATAGAACGAAAAAGGATTTGTGTTTCAAAAGAGGATGCCGTGTTCCTGGCTGATCTCCTTGCACGAGAAATCGAAGACGCTGCTGTAGATGTGGTTCATTGCGGAAACAAGATAGATTATCTTGTTTGTTGTAGTGATATATACAGCAGGCTCAAGATCGCAATCGACGCGTATGATGGAGGCAAAGAATGGCTAATCGACGTTTGAAACCTTGCCCTTTCTGCGGTGAAGTCCCGAAGACCGAATGGACCCAGGGAGCCTATTTGCCGCACCTGACCCTTCGCCACCCGGATCATTCCGACTGCGCCCTGGCAATGAGCGTCATCATCTTCGCCGAGAACAAGGACGCCGCAATCGAAAAATGGAACAGGAGGGCCGCGCATGGATGACCTGATCAGACGGAGCGAAGCCCAGGAGCTCCTGGAATGCTACACCGAAAAGAACAACCTGGGCCACACCCCCTATCAGATCGTCAGCAACCTGCCCTCCGCCGGTCCGAAATGGATCTCCGTGGAGGAGCGGCTGCCGAAAGAGGACGAGGTTGTTCTTGTATTCGGCGGCAGAAGCATCTACACGGCGTATTATGGCGAGAACAGATGGGGCGGGATCGGCTGGCACAAGCTGAACAGCAAATACCATAATTGCAGCCCGACCCACTGGATGCCCTTGCCGGAACCACCGAAAGTGGGGGTAAGCAGATGAACGGGCGACTTGTCATGAGTGATAAAGACTGCGGAGATTGCCTCTGCAGATTCTGTGCGAGAAACGAATATACAGACGCTCGCAATCCGTCCGTAGAGTATGCGAACTGCGCCCCTTGCGAAAATTGCTTCGTCGGGGAAACCGAGCTAATAGAAAGTGAATCGGACTGCCCGGATTTTGCGCCGGACGAAGAAATTTACAGACTGGAGGACTAAACCATGAAACAAGAAAAAAGCTCAACTGCGTCCGGGGGCATTGGCTTCTCAAGTCTGCTCCTGTTAGCGTTCATCATTCTCAAGCTCACGCACGTTATTGACTGGTCCTGGTGGTGGGTGCTTGCACCGTTATGGATCCCCATCGGGATCTACCTGATCCTGCTGGTGGTGCTCGGCATCGTCAAAATCATCGTGAAAAGAAAGAGGAGCAAGAGAACATGGATGCGCTGAAAATCAAGCTCGATCTGGGAGCGTTCATGCCGGAGCGGGCACACGAAGACGACGCGGGCCTGGATCTGTTCTATCCGAAAGATTCCTGGGGGATGCTGTGGGCCGGATCGCGTATGAGCATCGACACCGGCGTCCATGTGGCCATTCCCCGCGGCTACGTTGGCAAGATCGAGTCCAAAAGCTCCCTGATGGTGAAGAACGGTATTCTCACCGCCGGCACCATCGACAGCGGGTACACCGGCAGCATCAACGTCACGCTGTTCCACTTCGGCGAGGAGTCCATCAAGATCAAGCCCGGCATGAAGATCGCCCAGCTCGTGATCTACCCCATCATCACCCCGGAGCTCGTCCAGGTGGACAAGCTGGAGGAGACGGAGCGGGGCGACGGCGGCTTCGGCTCCACCGGGGCCATGGCGAAGGGGGTGACGGATCGTGGCAGCGAATAAGACCTGCTACCTCTACAGCGCGTTCGGTACCTGCAGGGACAAGCAGAACATTGTCATGGATGGCGTCCTGAATGTGCCGGTTGGTTGCCTGACCTACAAGGAAATAAGCACCTTGAAAAAGGAGCTTATGGCCGACAACGATCTTCTGCAGCTTCCGACGGTTATCTCGCTTACACCCATGTTGGAAGGAGGTGACGAAGATGCCGAAGTGTAAGGGCTGCGGAAAGCCAATCGTCTGGATCGGGAAGATCCCCTGTGACCCCGAGCAGATCATTTACCGGCAGGAGAAGAAAGGCAACCTCCGCGTCGTGACGCCCAACGGCGAGGTCCTGAGCGCCGTCCTGTCCGATAATCCCAGCACAGCCACGGGCGTCGGGTACATCTCCCACTTCGCCACCTGCCCCCAGGCAGACCGGTTCCGGAGGAGGTGAAGATCGGATGGCAAAGCGACAGGTTTTTATCTGCGGGATCTGCATGCACAAGTACGACCCCGCCACCGTCAAGCTGGCGGAGATCGGCCCCAGGAAGAAGGACGTCTGCTTCGACTGCGGGAGAAAGGCCTACGGCGCCCTCTGCTCCCTGGAGCCGGTGAAGCGGTCAAAAAAGTGATGAAAGGATGCGAGCTGCGTGACCTTGCAGGATTTGAACAGGTATCTGACCCTATGCAAACAACTTGATAGCGCCCGGGAAAGTCTCCTGGACCTGCAAGACGCAGCCGTTCCCGGAGCACAAGTCCTGACCGGAATGCCCCACGCCCCAGGAGTCAAGGATAAGGTCGGCAACATTGCGATCATGATTGCGGACACGAAATCAGAGATCGTCGAGATGGAGACGGAGCTCGCGGCAAGGCAAAGGGAGATCGAGGCCTTCATCAAGGCCATCCCCTACGTAGAGCTGCGCACGATCTTCCGGCTCCGCTACCTCTGCAAGATGACCTGGGGAGACGTCGCCGAGGTGTTCCGCTGGAGATATGACGAGTCCACCCTTCGGAGGCGCATCGAGCGGTACATGGCAAAAATCGAGACCGAAAGCGTCCCGTAGTGCCCACGCTGCCCCGTGTGTCCTGATGTGCCTATGACCCGTATGATATCATTACGATGTAAAATTCTAATCATAGCAAAGCGGCCCACCGAAAGGCGGGTCGCTTATTCTATGCGGAAGGAGGTTTTGGCCTCCGGGGATGCTCCTTTGCCCCGGCGGTCTGACCTGGGCCGGTATCGGGTCGCCACCGATCACGGCAGCAGGGACCACAAAAAAAGGAGGCTGCGATATGTTAGTCGCAATCAAAAACAAGTTCAAAAACAATCCCCTGCTGTACTATGCGCTGAGTATCTGCGCTACCTGGGCCGGTATCGGGTCGCTCATGAACGGCGTGATTATGACCCAGACCTACGGCGTCATCCCGTCGCTGATCTGGGTGCTCGGCAACACCCTGGCCTGCATCGTCTTCGGCTTCGTCGCCTTGAAGATCCCCAAGGTCCGCGAGGTCTTCCGATCGAAGGCCATGATGTGGATCTGCGGGCTCATGTGCGTGTTCCAGGCCTGGCTCTCCATGAACGGTATGCAGACGGTCTTCGCCGACACCCCGCTCACGGAGGTCGGCGGTATGTCCGTCGCCTACGCCCTGGCGATCTTCTTCCTGGTGATCCTGCTCCGGTTCGGCATGATCCGAAACGTCCTGACTGACGGATTCGGCTGGCTGGTGGTCTACGCGCTGGCCGTGATCGTCACGGTGGCCGCCCTGGTCCATTCCTGGGGCCATCTGAACACCATCGGCCTCGGCCTGGAGCCGGAGAACATGAAGACAGGCATCTGGAAGGCGATCCTGCTCATTCCGGGACCGTTCACCTACCCCTACTTCTTCCGCATCCTGGACTATAACGAGAACAACGCCGACGGGACGCAGAAGATCAACACGAAGCTCGCCTTCACCATGGGCGGGATCTTCTTCGGCATCTACATGGCCATAATCTTCATCCTGGCCTGGGCGCAGTTCACGCCGGCACTGAGCATCGTGAAAGCGGTCCTCATCACCATCATCGGCACGTCGACGCTCTCCAGCTCCATGTACAGCATTTATATCGCCTTCGGCAAGAAGCTCGGGCTGCTGATCAACCTCGTGCTGATAATCGGCTGGCAGCTCCTCATTCCCATGGGCGTCATGGGCATGTGGACGCTCATGGCCTCGGTACGGATCTATTTCGTCGTCGGCGGCATCCTGTTCGCCATCGGCTGGCACTTCGTTGAGAAGCGGAGAAAGGCGGTGGCGAAATGAACGAGATGCAGATCGAGGTCCGCAAGCTCGCGGATCTGAGACCGCCCGAGCGGAACATCCGCATGCACCCCGACAAGCAGATCGCCGAGCTGAAAAGGTCGATCCAGAAGAACGGCCAGACCCGGCTCATGGTGATCGACGAGAACAACGTCATCTGGATCGGCAACGGTCTGCACATGGCCATGATGGAAATGGGCATGACCGAGGGCTATTGCCTTGTCAAGACCGGCATGTCGGAGAACGACAAGAAGAAGATGATGATGTCCGACAACAGGATCTTCGACCTGGGCGTGGACGATATGGACGCCTTCGACGCGCTGATCGCGGAGCTGGGCGACGATCTGGACGTGCCCGGCTATGACGAGGAGCTCCTGGAGTCCCTGCTGGCCGACAGCGCCGAGGTGGACGAGATCATGTCCTCCTATGGCCTGATCGACGAAGGCAAGAAGGAGCAGCTTGCAAGCGCCGCTGTGACCTATCAGAAGGAGGAGGCCGCCCGCGAGGCCGCGCCGGTTGTTCCCGACATAAATGTCGGTCACACCGAGGAGGGCCAGCCCGTCGGGAAGTACGTGGTCTGCCCGAAATGCGGTGAGAAGGTATGGCTGTAAAGCGGATTCAGGCGAGCATGAGTTGCGTCGAGGCCGCTTTTCAGCGTGTCCGGAACGTCTTTTCCAACGGCGTCAAGGTCTACATGAGCCTGTCCGGCGGGAAGGACTCCATCTGCATGGCCGATGTGGTCTATAAGCTGATCCAGCGCGGCGAGATCGACCCCGCGCAGCTCACTTGCGTCTTCATCGACGAGGAGGCCATCTACGACTGCTCCATCGACGCCATGAAGTTCTGGCGCAAGCGTTTCCTGATGGCCGGCGCGAAGTTCGACTGGTATTGCCTGCCGCTCAAACAGGTGTCATGCTTCAACCAGCTCACCAACGACGAGAGCTGGATCACCTGGGAGCCGGGCAAGGAGGCCGTGTGGGTGCGGCAGCCGCCGCCCTTCGCCATCATGTCCAGCCCGTACCTGACCCGCGTCGGCTCCATGAACTACCAGACCTTCCTCCCCCGGGTGACGAAGGACGGAATCATGCTCACGGGCGTCCGGGCGGCTGAATCGCTCCAACGCCTGAAGTACATGGCCGCCATGAGCCTGGGCAAGCAGGGCATCACCGGCAAGAACATCATCTACCCGATCTACGACTGGAAGGACAACGACGTGTGGATGTACATCCGGGACAACCACCTGGACATCCCGGAGGCCTACCTGTGGATCTACCAGGCCGGCGAGAACCGCCACAGCCTGCGGATCTCCAACTTCTTCGCCTGTGATTCCCTCCGCGGCCTGAAGCACGTCGCCGAGACCGACCCGGATCTCTGGGCCCGGATCGAGAAGCGGGAGCCCAACGCCTACCTGACCCTGCTCTACTGGGACACGGAATGGTATAAGCGGAGCTCCCGCACCCGGCGCCAGAACGAGGCCGGCGACAACCGCGACTACAAAGAGCTGACCCGGAAGATGCTCTTTGACGAGTTCGACAAACACTTCACCAATCCGACCACCCGCAAGGTGGCCGACGCCTATAAAAAGTGCTACGCCAAGGTCGCCGGCATAGCACGGCCCCGCGACTATAAGCAGATGCACGATGCCCTGGTCGCCGGGGATCCGAAGCTCCGCACCCTCCGCGCCGTCTACCATAACGTGTACGAGGCCTACGCCGACTACGCGAAGCAGTTCAGGCGGAAAGGGGGTGAACGCAATGCCTGATGTGGACGTGTTCGCTCCGCTCTCCACCCTGGAATGGGTAGACCGCGACAAGCTCCACGCCAACGACTACAACCCCAACAAGGTTAGCGAGGAGAACTTGAAGCTCCTGGTGCAGTCCATCCTCACCAACGGCTGGACGCTCCCGATCGTCGTGCGGCCTGATTACACAATCATCGACGGCTTTCATCGTTGGACCGTTTCCGGCCGCGAGCCGCTGCTCTCCATGCTCCATGGCAAGGTCCCCGTTGTAAAAGTGGCCCATCAGTCCAAATCCGAAGACATGTATGGCACCATCACACACAACCGGGCCCGCGGCACGCATCTCCTGGAGCCGATGAAGAACATCGTGAAAACCCTCCTTGACGAGGGAAAGACCGTCAAAGAGATCGGTAAACAACTGGGTATGCGTCCCGAAGAAATATTCCGCCTCACGGATTTCAGCAAGGATGACTTCATTTCTTTGATGGCCCAGGGGACGGCTTATAGCCGGGCGGAGATACTCACGGAGGTTTGATCTCACATCTTGCCGTTTTTGGAGGAAACAAACGTGGAAGAAACTGAACGCATTCCTGTCTACGTCGACATCAAGGACGGCAAGACCCGTTGCATCTGTCATCGTTCTCGAAAAGGTTGCGGAAAAAGCTGCGAAAAAGACGTCGTTTCGAGAGACAAGTTCGAAGATTGGCAGCTTCTCATGAAAAGAGATCGCTTCGGAAAATCGAGAATTTGAAAAGCAAAAGGTACTGTGACGGCCCGCCCCCAGAGCTTGCGGGTTCGGCGAC